TGCACGTATCTGATCAGTCACAGTGCCTTCGGGTACGTGTCCCAGGTCTACCCAATCATTATCAGGCTCGCCTTGTATGCCTGAGCAGTACCATTCAATGTAGTCACCCTCTTCACGCATGTCTGCCACAATGCCGCCAGCGTGTCGCCAACTGCAACCCCATAGTTTATTTTCAAGCCTTGGCCACACTTCATTCTTTTGAAAGTCATTGTTGCACAAGGCCGCATACAAGTTTTGAGCATAGGTCTTGGTACTTTTGGCACTGTCGCAGATCCACTTGGTACTACGCAAATCGTATTCTAGATTGTCTTTCTGCCATTCAGGATTGACCAAGTTCTTGCGATCTTGATCGCGTATGTTTTTAAGTACATCATCCAGTTCATCACCTGATCGTTGAAAAGTATGTCTTTGCGGACTTGAGTTTACTTTGGTCATATTTAAAATGGTGCGAGCAGAAGGATTCGAACCTACCCCTTAAGAATTATGAGTTCTCGGCACTACCTCTATGCTATGCTCGCACACCCTTACTAGGAAATCTATTTAGTGTCAACAGTTCCGTCTGCTAGATGGTCCTGTTTAATTTCCTTTACTGGATGCCCTAAGATGGTGGCAATAGAGTTTTTGTAAGCGATCCGTCGATTATTGAAATCGCGAATTGCAATAGCCCTGCGGCCAATCTCTTGGAGGCTCAACATCTGCTCTACACCACTTTTGAGTTGCCACTCCAAGTCCCAAATAGCATGATGGATATCAGTCATTGCTTGAATGTCTGCATCCAATTCTGCACTTTGTGGTAGTTGTTGATATTTGTCCTCGTACCAATCAAGTTCAACTTGATTTGCCCCCTTGGTGCGGGCGTGTTTTACTCTAGCAATGCAGAGTCTATCGATCAGTTCTAATACCGGTAAGAATTCCATATACGACCTTTCTTGTTTTATGGATTCTTATTATATGATATTTTTAAGTGTTTGTCAAGCCTGTATCCAGTTGACCCTGTCTCTTAATTCGATGCTTTCGGCACCATCGTATTCATTCACACGAAAGAAAGAGCCTTCAGGAATCCACTCTATTTTTAATCCCACTATACCACCGTCATAGATGCCGGGATATTTGAGAGTGACATATACTTCTAGTTCTTCGTCTTGATCTTTTTCTATGAATTCAACAATAGCAGGATCAAACAAGATTCCAGGGTGCTTGGGATTCCAAGTTGACCAGCCGCCTCCAAACTCAGGCGAGATCAATACTGCTACACAACCATTACGAATCAACTTGTTCACTTCAAGTCGCCTTTGAGCGTGTGCCAAACAACAGGATCACAGTTGAGATAGATGCGATATTTCACATTGTTACGCCAGCGTGTGAATTGATTGACTCGGCGTTCTACCCAGTTGAACATTGACTCGCGAAACCAAAGTGGATTCAAGATAGCCGCAATCATGGCAATGACCAAGAACGGCATGACAAATACCACAGTAAGCCAATGGAATCCCAGGGCACGATAGAATCGACCACCCTCTGGTGTAAGTGTAATTTCTTTGTTCATCGCTGTACCTTACGACATTCAAAAACGCCGGGAAACATTTTGTTTTCTCGTACCAATTTGTCCATGTATGCAACCATGGAAGTCCGGGTCTTTTCGCAGTCCTCTATTTCACGAAACTGACTGATATGTTCTATGTTAAAGCCCGGAAGCCCTGCTTTGGTAATAACCAAAAATGTAAAGATTAGTTCGTACATTATTCAACCTCAAAGTATTTTTTAAGATGCTTGGCAACGGTATAGCCTTGCCCCAAGGTAAGTCCGTCAAATTTATATGCAGTATCAGCACAGTCCTTAATTAGCAGTCGAGCAAAGTGGGTTGTGAACTTTTCCAAGTCTTCAGGCGTCATGGTGGTCCAGGTATGGCTGAACTTTTCATCCAGCGTCTGTGCCATCAATTGTTTGACCCTCTTTTGCACGGTTAGTCCATTAAACTGTAGAGTCGATCTTCCCAGTAGAACTCATAACTTTGGCACTGCTCAGCCACCTTGCCCACAAGGCTGGCACGTTGAAGGTATGTGCGACTGGTCTTTGCTTCTTGCAGTTTAGCAATCAATGCATCAATGTCTGCGTTCATACGCTCGTCAAGTGGTGATAGTCTCATACGATTTCCTTAATCTAACCGGCTACCAGCGTAGGCAGTGAAGCCGTATTTCTTAAACACATCAGCCGCCGCTTGGGCACCTGCTTCTAAGGTATCTACATTTTGTACATACATTTCTGCTGGATTCCAAATTTGGAAAGCGCCGGTGTGACTCTTGCTCACGCCTGCTTCTTTCAAAGCCCGGCCCAGTTTGGTATTGCCCTTGACACCAAAAATGTCGACCCAGGCAAATCCACAAGCATACTGATCTCGCCCACCAAGTTTTTCTTGGAAGAAACGTTCAGCGGCCTCACGAGCGGCTGACTTGGCTTCGGCTACGATTGTGTCTACTTTGATACCGTTTACTGTTACTGTCATACAGGGCTCCTTTTAGTTTCTATACAAGTATTATAACAAAATGGGAATTATTGGTCAACCGTTTTCACACGCACATCTGTATTAAGAGCAGGCGTATACTTTCGTATTAGTTCACGCTCTAATGTGTGTGCCTCGCTCTTACCACGCACAATGTCTATGATTGCAAAGTTAATAGCCGACTCGCCAGCGGCACGAATTGCTTCGTACAGGCGCCAAGATTTGTCTTCTGTGCGTGAGCGATAAATGTGCTTGTTGATACGTGAACGCAGGCTCATGTTAATAGTGCGTTGAGTTTTTGCTGTAACACCAATGTAGTACTCCAAACCAATTTGGATGAAGTAAACAATGTGTGTACGGTCCACTCGTTTTTTGCGGGTTACTGTTTTTGTGTTCATGTGTATATTATAACCGATCTTGCCATTTCGGTCAACCAAAATCAAGTACTACAAAAGTACTACTTTTTAGGGTTACAAAAGTAATACTTTGGGTTTAACTATAATTTTCCAGGAATTTGCTCAAGTCCCCGTACAAGTTGGCAAGCAAGGCTTCGCGACTGCCGTAGAATTCAATCCAGGGCTTGCGTCGATCGGCTTTGAGAAAATATGGATCGTGCAGTCGTTGGTCCAACATGACCAACAGTCGGAGGGTGAGTTTGTCAGGATTGATGTCAAAGTGATAACTCTCTACACCCAATTGCTTCATGATTGCATAACCTTCTGCAGTCAATCGCAGTCCCGAACCTGATCTAATGTTCTGCCACCAGTCACGCATGGCCGAGTTAGTGCCAGGACGGTCATCAGGTTTCAGTTGAGCGATTAAGGCTTCGGTGATGGCAAGTTTATCTCGCATTGGGATAGATCTTATCCCCACTCTTGAGTAACACCACAGTGAACTTGTCAGTTCGGAACTGAGTGTTGAGTTTGCGAGCCAGATTGATGGCATGACCACTGTTGGAGAAACTGACCTTTTTGTACTTGGGGCCAGGATACTGGGTCAGTAGATTGGCAGTTTTGAGATTGATAGGCTGGTTGTCAAAGAACACCGCCCAGATGCCTTCGGCCGCAAGCACCTGCTCAGTCTTGTAGGTCTGCTTGTTGGTGTGCTCAATCATCACTTGTGGTTTGGGGCGACTCATTCATTAAACTCCTACATTTATTTATCTCAAAATATACGTAGTTTTAGAAGTCTCGGCCAGCCACTTCCACGGTGATCACTGACTCTTGTTGTAGAGCCTGAACTCGTGCTTGTAAGTCAGTGACAGCCAACAACAATTTGGTAATGTCGGCATGGAGATCTTTGGCATCTCGCATAGGGCACATGAAGTCCCGGGCATTGCGACTTTCGTGTGCTTTGATGAGGTCAATGAACCGGTTTATGTGCAGACTCATTGCTTCTTCAAGAATGGTTTCAGATCAGGTGGTTCCCAACCCAGAGGTTTTAGAACCTTGCCATCTTCACGCTTGCGAACCTTGCCTGTTTCGTGATCAATCTTGGCAAAGTTAGTACGCATGACTTCCTTCCAAGCACCTTCAGCATCAAAGCCTGCTGAGTGTATAGCGCCAATGGTCACAACCAGGATATCGATTAGCGCATCCAGTGCTTCCACATCATCATTGGCAGCCAATGCGGCCACAAGTTCTTTGTGTTCTTCTTCAATGAGATTGCAGTACATGTCAAACAAAGAACTCATTGGACCATCAACTGATTGGTCACAGGCTCTCATAAACTTTTCTTGATCACGGAAGGGGTTCATTACGTGCCTCATCTTCGGTATGGAAAGGACCTTGATATTCATAGCGTTCCAAGGTGATCAGTTTGGGACTTTGTGTCACTGCCCAGGTCTTGCGTTGACGCACTTGATACCAGCCGGCCGCAAACCATGATTTTGATTTGCGCTTCTTGGTAAACAACGGGAGACCTTGTTGTACGTCCCATACAGGATTGTACACTCGACTGCCCGATGGATAGCCTTGCACTTGATAACTGGCCGGCTCCCGGTTGGGTCGGTTGCCAATGGCTTCAAACTCAATGTTCACACGTTGCCGAATCATATTGATGGTCTTGAAACTGGTGACCTTGTTGTCAATTTTCACAGCATAGCCATCATCGGTGGCTTCTATGTTGCCGACCTTGCGATCGTCCTGCTTCAAAATCCAGAATTGATTATCAACTACTGGTTTGGCTATGATGTTCATCTAGGTGTCCTTTGTAAGTTTCGTTGAGCCAGCGAGCATATTGCTCTGCTGACTCTGACAGTTTGTTCAACTCGTACTTGCCGCAAAATTTCATAAATCTAACTCCCACCTGTCCCACATCCTTGTGACTGATTTGTTCACAAATAGCAGAGTCTACCTTGTGCTTGATCTCTTCGGGCTGTGCTGTGAGATCAACCAAGGTACAGTTGCGTTCGTAATCGTCTTTCACACGGTGTTCTTCGCCATTGTGATCGGTCCAACGTTGCAACATTAGATTGTTCCAGTGGTAGCCTTTATTACCGCGATCCGCGTAGGCTTCTTCGAGACCAACTTTATTCTTTGTGCCTTTAGTACGTACTCCCGGATATGCACTAAAAACATTGTCGGAGGAGTCCCCACGCATACACTTCTCAAATAACAACCAGGCCGGATCCGGAATCTTTTTTGGCTGTTTAGTTTTTTTATCAATGACCTGTCGACCTTTAGCATCAAAGATTCCTTCCAAGGTGTGAAGTTCGTCAGTTATACCATTGTATTGGCTGACATTGGGAGCAAGCAATTGTATGAAATCTGTGTCTGAACTGATAATGTAGTGTTCGTCCAGTGGGTGTAATGCAATCCAGCGAGCAATCACATCATCTGCTTCAGCCTCTGGGTGACGTATCACGCTACAGTTTGTGTTGTCACTCAAGTATTTAGTCAGGCTATCAAACGTCTCCCAGAACAACTGATCTTCTTCTTTTTCAGTTTCTGTCAGGGCCGCACGGGCCACAGCACGATTCTTCTTGTAGGGCTCGTAGTAGTCCTTGCGCCATGATCGTCCTTCCAGTGCGAATACCACATGATCTGCAGAAAATTTGCGATGCACCTTGTTGATACTGCTCATCACAATGTGCAGAGCATAGCCTACCTTTTCCCAGGGATCTGCGGCTCGGAAAGCCGAATGACGAGCACGAAAAAATGTGTTAGCAGTATCAATCAGCAAGTATCGCATGTTTAAACCAAGTTGTTGTGTTTGATGTAGTTTAACACATGTTCGGCCCAAAAGCAATGGGCCGCTTCACCGAAATGCCAGGAATCTGGGCGTACCGTAGCAAAACCACCGTTTCTTAACACACTATTGTAGGTATTGGCTGGATCATAAGGTGCCATATAGTTCACACCCCAGTCGTGAGGATTTGCCACACCTGAGAAATCTGAATTGCCGTTAAAGAACACATGCCGAACACCGTTGAGTTTGAGTTCGCGATGGAACTGCCAGATTTCGCTGTGTGCGTGTTGTCTTGCTTCGGCCCAATTGACCCCGATTACAAAATTTCTGTATCTTTCGGCAGCCTCTGATGGCACTTGATCAATACCACTAGCGTTGACTTGATAGTAGGTGCCATTGTACAACCACTCTTGTCGTTCCCAAGTTGACCATTGTATGATTACTAGAGTGTCTTTGACGCTGTCTTGTTGTTGTAGCCAGGCACGTGTAGTACGCATGATTCGAGCATTGCTGGAGGCACTTTCTGCATCACAATGTAGTATGGCTCGGAGATGGTTGGCCAGTTCGCAACCCCAACTCACACGTTCATTGTCTGGATGTGGGCGTCGCCCTAGTCCATAGTACAAACCATCATCTTCTGCAAATGCATAAGAGTTCACTGCTTCGGCAGCGGCAGTGTGACTGTCTCCGTTAACGTATAAGATCATAAACCTTACTGTATAAAAAGTTGGCAAACTTTTCATGTCCATCACTGTATAAATGATATGTTGGCGTGGTTTGCATTTTATTTTCTTTGGCCCAAGTACCTATACTAAAATTATGTATATCAAACACACAAGGATCTTGTTGTATGTGTTGATACATTGTTAAATTTTTGAGGCTGTTCCAATCTAAGTTTCTAAAATCTTTATTGTCGGCTGCCGAAAATAAAAAATATGGAAGATTTAAAAATTTCAATGTCTGAGTCAACATGAATAATTTTGTATAAAAATTTATCATTTGTTTGTTGATATTTTGATCAATTATTAGATGCATGGTAGATTCATCTAAATCTTTATCTTGCAACCATTGAGAAGTAATAAATTTTGAACCTGGATAATCATTGATTCTATCAACATACTTTGATACATCCTCTATCCAGGTTTCTTCACGTGTGACAAAACTAAATCCGATAATTATTAATGGTTGTTGATCTTTTGAAAGTTTGGCACAATATTCTAATGTGGTTCTAAATATTCTATCATTTGAACTGCCACCTTTGGCAAAGTTAATTACAGGAACATCAATCAACTCACCAAGATATTTACTGTAAGTATCGGGTCCTTGAGTTTCAGCAGAATAACTGTCACCATTTACAAAAATCTCTGTAATCAAGAGACCTCTGTGCGTCCGCCACCGATATCTGTAGCGCGAACATAAATGCCTGACTTTTTCATGGCTTCTTCTTGCTCCCACGTTTCCATCACAACATGGCGGCAGACATTTTGGAACCAGCGATCCACAATCTCTGCGTCCGTGTCTTCTTTTTTGAGTTGATAACCTGCACGAATGAGATTGAATATAAACTTGTCATTCCAGTCTAGTTCAAACGCACCTTGATGCAGATTTTCAGGATCAATGTCCATGTGCAAAATTGCCACCCAAGGCTCGCCACGGTCAGTGGCCAGTTGCTTTTCGGTCTTGACCGGCTCCTTGGGTTTGGGTTCAGCCCGGACTCGGGGCTCAGGAGGAGGAGGCTTCTTTTTGAATATATCAAGTATTCCCATCAGGTACCCCATTCGTTTTTAAAGAGTGGCACTTGGAGTCGGTCTGAGTATCTCCAGCCTTTTCGCATGGCCATTTCTGCCACTGATCGATTATTAAGATTGTACACCCGCTCAACCCCACCCACAGGCATGACATACACAGGACCCGTAAAGCCTGCTGTGCGATATTCCAAAACTGCACGTTCTGCATCTGCTAAATCCTCCTCTGTTGCGATTACCAGTTTCAAATATGTATAGCCATATTCTTCATATTCACACACCACATCAGGACAGATAGCATCTGACCATGACTCGCCTGAGCCGGGTAACTTAGCACTCACACTGAATGTGATTTCTCTGTGGAAGTCTTGACCATGATGATAGGTCCACGTGTGCAAGTGTTGTTTGAATTGATCATCTAACTTTTGTGTGCCATTGGTCTCAAATGTAATTTCTTTCAATCTTGACATGCTGGCATGATTCAACAGATCAGGATAAGCACGTTGCCATCCCAACAAGGGCTCACCACCTGTGATCACAAGATGCTCATCTTCCCAACGACGATGTGGCAGGATTTGCATAATACGATCCACAATAGCATTGGTTTCCAACATGGGACTCAAGTCTTTGAATCTTGGATCCCATGACGCATAACTGTCACATCCTGTGGATACCAGGGGCAGTTCGTTGTATGTTTTATAGTAGTGTACTCGGCTAGCAATGTCATTTACTTCGGTGCTGAGTTCGCCTCGGGGCATGCCAAACCCAGCACACTTGAAGTTGCATCCAAACACACGCAAGAACACACTAGGTACACCCATGTACCTGCCCTCGCCTTGTACACTATAAAATAATTCTGCTACTTTTAGTTTACTCATATTTTCTTTGCTTTGACTAATAAATGCCAACCTAGATATTCTTTCACTGCTTCACGCATTTCTTCTGGCATGGCCTCAAACCAAGGCTCTAGTTCATAGACGCCTTCTCGGTACTTGGGTACATTATACATGAAACAATGCGATTGTCTAATCCTTAGCACCTCAAATTTGCCATTTAGCAAATCGTAAATTTCATCATTTGAATAAGCCTGTGCGTATGGGCATCCGGCTTGTGCTTCGAACTGATCCAGTCCTTTTCGGATCATGGCATACTTCCAGGAATTCTTTGCGTATACCAACATGCGGAACTCACCATCTGGATCTAATGCGTTGTGAATGTTATCAAGACAAGTGGTCATGTCTGGGTAATGATGTAGCACACCACAAGAGTACACTAGATCAAACCGGCCTAAAGCAGACATGCTGGCAGTGTCTGCGGCATCCATCACATGAAACTCACCATCAAGACCAAACAAGTCGAATCGCTGTCGACTCATGGCCACAGATTCTGCCGAAAGATCAATGCCCACATATTCAGCACCGTGACGCACAAATTCCACAGCATCCGACCCAATGCCTGAACCCACTTCTAACACACGTTTGCCACGCCACAAATGAAAACTGGCTAGGTCACGCAGGTGTGGTTCCACAAAGTATCTACGCTCGCTTATTTCATTCCAGTATTGTTCTGTGCCAGGTTCACTCAGGCTGTGTTTGACATTACAGGGTTGAGTGTTCCAGTAGTTCTTTATACGGTCGATCAGTTGATTATTATTCACGTTAGGATTTCCATTGTTTTAAGCGTTTGTGGGGATCTGCGAGATTCATTTTACACCAGATGTCATAATCGTTGCCAGCATCGTCGGTGCCCTGTATGCCCCAGCGGAAATGGGTCATGTCATGCCCTATTACTGCCAGGTGTTGTGCCAGTTTCATGCACTCGTCAATTCTGGTTCTACGCCAGGATTCATGATTGAAGTCACGTGGGTTTTTGGGATTGCCTTCCAGCATGGGTCGATTTTTGTACACATCATCACCATTCAGGCCTGTAAGGTCATAGCGTTCATGGTGAATCAAGACAGGGATAGTAATGACCATGTCCAGCATCCAGGCCACTTGACTTACCCAGGCATCATTGATTTGATGTGGTGAGAGATGGCCGGTAATTTCCACCCACTTGCGTGGCACAATGGGAAAGATTGCATAAGGGTGCTCATGATTGGTTTCTGCTCGTAACAAAGCAAACTTATCGTCGTGATCCATGATCACCTGATCCCAATCCTGGGTGGTCATCACAGCATCATCATTGCCAAAGAATATCCAGGCACCATGGCTGTGTCGGGCCAGTTCATTTAGATATTCGTTGAGCCTGATGTAGCCCAGTCGCTTGAATTGCATGGCACTATAGCGCACATTCTTGCCATCCAAGTAAGGTGCAATGTTTTCCACAAAATAGTCAATTGTGTCTACATCGTCATCATCAAAGGCAATCAAGATTTCCAGTCGTTCAGGATTTTTGGCCAGTTCCACAAGGCTAGCAAAAGACTTTTGCATGGGCTCGGGTCTACCGCGAACCGGCATCAAAATGCTGATATCTATAGAGAGATCACGTTCGGGCAAGTGCGATGTCTTGGACTCGATCTCGGGTGATAATTGTTTTTCCAAAGTTTCTCTTTCTAGCAAAATACATGTTTTCAAGAAAACGGTCCATGCTCATGTCTTGATCTTCTACGGTGTCAAATGTGTATGTGCATGATTGTTTGATCGGTTCGTCATCCAGGATATAACCAAGGAAATCATAATCAAACTGTTGTTTTATAGGCAATGACTTAAGGTCACGATAGTCAATCACATAGTTCCGTTGGAATTGCATGAGTTGATCCAGTGTGTCCTTGTCAATATTGTAATGACTTTTTACGAATCTGTCAACACTATCGAACACATAGGCCACTCGATCTTGCTTTTGCATGTACAAGGTTGTGCGATGTACTAGGTTCCAGCCAAACACTTGAATGTTGCCAATGGGCGGATGATCAATGGATCCTTGACGAGTCCAGTTCTCAAAGTAATTGCGTGTTTCTGCAAATTGCTTACGGAACCAGTCATCCTGTTGAACCCACTGATACAGATCATCATAAAACTTGCTGTATTCAATGCCATGTGCCTTGTCAAGATATCTAGCAATATAAGTGGTTAGGCCATTGATATGGAATGTTTGGATAAAACTGTTCCAGACCAGGGTGTCTAGCATTTGTTCTTGCGGAATATCTTTGGTGCTGATAACCACATCCACACACTCGTTGAGGTCAGCATCACCGTGGCTGCCACTCATGTAGTCATACACAGGAACTGATTCGATCTTCCACATGCGTTTTTGTAGCAGATTCATTTCGGCATTTTCCAACAACTGTGCCTGCAGAATGTTTATGCCTGTGTGATTGCCTGCACGGAAAATTTTCCAGAATGCATCTTTCCAACTGGCCACTGTTTCGCCAGGCAAGCCCAGGATTAACTCTGTATATACCGGAATGTTGTTGCGATCACACAAGGCAAAGATTTCGTCGATCTTGTGTTGGTCTAGATTTCTACGCTTGATGTTTTCCAACACATCATGGTCCATGCTCTGTACACTCACAGTAAGGCCTTGACCAAAGTTGGGACTTTCTCGAATCAACTTCTTCACAATGTCCACAACTTCATTCTTTTGATTCTTGGCCCAGGTCATGGAGAACGATGCTAGTCGGCCCCAACGCTTTTGGACTTCGATCAACTTGTCCACGATCATGTTGTCGCGTTCCACAAACATGCCAAAGTTGGCATCAGTGATTGTGACAAAACCACAGTTGGCCCCGATCCAATCCATCTCATGGAACACCCGAGTGAGTTCAAACTTCTTGACCTTGTTGTAGGTCAGACTGCCCCAGTCACAAAATGTACACTGATAAGGACATCCACGATTGGTCTCCAGGGTGGCGTTCCATATCACATCAGGATTTTCTTCAATGATCTGATCAAAGATTCCGGTAAGGTAAGGGCTGGGTATTTGATCCAAGTCATCTATTCTGGCACAGTCACCGGTATTGACCAAGCCACCGGGCGTGTTTATTAGTAGCCCAGGTATGTGCGTGAAATCAGTATCAAAGTCTTCAAGTATGCGTTTGAAGGTGATCTCACCTTCCATCTTGCTGACCAAGTCCATAAACGGTTCTTTGATAAACAATTCGGGATCTTCAATAGCCGGTTCAGGGCCACCAAAGATGATTTTTACTTCAGGATTGATTTCTTTGATGCGTCGGGCCAGTTTGTAGTTGTATCTGTGATTCCACACGTATGTACTAAATGCCACTACATTGTTTTGAGCCAATCTGGGTGCCAGTTCCTCTATGGGCTCTCTACGCCAGACCAACTGATCTATAGCCCAGGCCTCGCGAATGTGTTCAAAGCCCATGGCGTAACTTAATATAACGCCTGCTGAATAGGGCAAATAGTAAGCATTAAACTCTTTAGGGCCTTGTTGAAAGTTAGGCTGTACAAAACTTATAGTTCTTTTGGTCATTCTTTATTTAATCGATCCACTGTCATACTGATAACTTGTCGATTGGGGTCGTTGGCTCGCATTTTGACCCAAGGGTCACGTGTGCCGTCACAACATTCTGCAAAGAATGTCATGTCTTGCCCCTTTACATCCTGCAACCACTGTGCAAGAGCAGCCGCATCCTGCATTCTTAGTTGCACCACATCTGGATAGTTAAAATCCAACGGGTTGCCTCGATCACCTTCTAGCACTGTTCTGCGTTGATAAGTTTCATCATTGTTTACACCTGTAAGATCTGCACGTTGGTGGTCACAATACACAGGTATGCGTTCAAAGATGTCCAGTGCATAGGCAATACAACTGACCCAGGCATCATTGAGACTGTGTTGGCTGATGTGACCCAGTTTTTCATGCCATTCACGTGGAATGATGGGAAAGATCGAATATGGATGTTCGTTGTGAGTGATCACGCTTAACAATTTGAACTCACCGGTACGGGCACGTATGTAGGTGTCCCAGCCCGAGGTCTTCATTACAGCATCGTCGTTCCAAAAGAACATCCAGGTGCCGTGACTGTGCTCGGCCAGACCATTTAGGTAGCGATGCAGATTGTGATAGCCCATGGGTTCAAATACCACAATCTTGTGAGATATGTTATATTTTTCAATCCAGGGTTGCACATGATGCAGGAAATATTCCAGTCCTACCACATCATCTCGATCCATGCCCAGCACCAGTTCTATGGTAGAAAAGTCTGTGGCCAAATCATGTAGGCTGGCCAAACTACGCATCAGTGCATCTGACCTACCACGTGTGGGTAACAAGATGGATATGTCAACTGTCATGTTAGCCTTCGTAAATGGCCGAGTTGGCACCATGTTCTGCACATTCAACACGCACACAATAACAGCGACCGTGGCTGGATTCTCGTACCAATTTATCAGCAAACTTGAAAGCATGTTCGGCAAACTTCTCTGCACCCACTCCATCAAAGATACGGATCTCTACTAGATCCAAGGTTTCAAGTTCTTGAAATTTGGCCAGATATGGATCGGCTTGATCCAAGGCCAACTTATGGTCAAAGTGATCTTCCAACCAGGCCTTGAGCAGTTTGAGTCCGCCAAAGTCCACAGCCCAGTTTTTGTCATCTAAGGTATCGCAACCAAATGTAAATGTAAAGGCCAGACTGTAGCCGTGAAGCAAATGACAGTGTGAATGGTCGGCATTGGGCTGTCTAAACACAGCACTGAGTCCAATGTTGTGTCCGTAGTGTTTTGTAGAATAATATTTTGCCATTGTAATTCTCCTATGTTAAATTATAGCATAGGCGGCAGAGTTTGTAAAGCGGGAGTGACGCCCAAGACCGCTTGAACAAATATTTATACAGGCTGTTGATAGCCACCAGTTTTATAGTTCTGTTGTGCGGGGATTACACCACGCACACCGCCTATGGGGTTTGCACAGTCCCCGGCTCTGCGAGGAATCAAATGAATGTGTGGATACATGACAGTTTGTCCTGCGGCCGCGCCTTGATTGATACCAATGTTGTAGGCATCACACTCACCAAGAACAACCATGGAGTCGCCCACAGTCTGAGCACTGTAAAATGCATCTGAGATGACCTCGGGGGTGTTGTAGTTGGGCACAAACAACAAATGACCATTGGTAACCGGAAAACGATCGCGGAACACAGTGACATGAAAGTCCGACAGTTCTTCTACTCGTAGATCCCAAGGTGCCGCACCTGCGGCGTGTGCTGATTCTAATGTTTCGTATTTCATATAGTGATCAAGTGATATTGTGAATGTGGATAATGTTCTTGTAACCATTCCAACAGGCCTGGTTCCGCAGGCAGTTGGATAGAACCATCGCGGTTGGATATGCAACTCATTTTTTACTTTTGAGTGTGTGTAGATCTTGCTTCAAACTCTCACTGAGATTTTTGTAATAGTCGAATTCTTGACTGACCTCGTCCTTGACTTCATCACGAGTTCGACGATATCGCTGCCAGTCTCGCTCTTGAGCATAGGTAATACCTGCCAAGAATCCTGCTACTATACACGCAATTTCTAATAACATAGTTTACCTTGGTGCAAATTCTTGTTGCAGTTTGATGTTGTCAAAGAACTCTTTCTTCACGCCCGGATCGGTCTTGAATACTCCATGCAGAACTGTGGTCTGGGTGAGACTACTGTGTGCCATAATACCGCGATTCTCACAACATCCGTGGGTAGCCTGTATATAAACCGCCACATCTCGTGACCCAGTGGCAGTTCCAATCTCTCGAGCAATATCCATGCATAGTTCTTCCTGTAAGGTTCCTCTCCGAGCACACCATTGAGCAATACGTGTGTACTTGGAGAGGCCAATGAGTTTGGCGCCAGCAATAATTCCAATGTAAGCCACACCCGACACAGGTTGGTGATGGTGCGAGCACATGCTCTTGAGTTCTGAACGAACGACCAACATGCCTTCGTATGCACCGTCTGTATCATTTGGGAAAGCCGTAGCGTTTGGTGACTGTTCATATCTACCTGCCATTATTTCATTGAAGTACATCTTGGCCAAGCGTCGGGCTGTGCCCTTAGAGTTGGGATCCGTTTCTCTGTCAATCAATAGCCTGTCTAGTACTGTTTCAAATGCTTCTGTTGCTTCGTTGATCAGTTGTTCTTTTGTTTGTTCATCTACATAGTCACTGATGTTGTCACCTGCCCAAAAGCGTTTGTTATCACGTCGCATCCGGAAGCGAATGGCATCTGCTAGATATGCTTCTTCATAGCCCTTGTCGTCAATGTTGTCAACTGATACTGATTCTGTCAATTTATTCTCCGAGTTATAAGACGTGGATGTCTTTGTTGTATTGTACTGTATTTAGATTGTGATGTCAAGTTATTGTGGAGTATAAGGATCATCGATTTGTAACAATCTACAATCATTATAGTCAAAATATTTAGGTTCTTGATCAACTGTGGGCAAAAGTTTTGTTCCTAGTTCGCACAATTCCAATGTTGGACAATAGTGATAGCCTGCTTGAAATTTTTGTTGTGCGGTCCAGGGTCGGATTCTAAGATCTCTTCCATCACTGCGCATCATGCTCATTTGATCATATGCTGGTTTGTCGTCTAACAGTATAGCACCAACTCGCCCCAGTTGTAAAGGTTTAGTATTGCCAAAACTCAAACATTGCATTTGACCAGGGCGATACATGTCTTGTTTGAGTAGTCTTGCACTGTCCCAAACTGGTGTGCCCAAAAAAGGATATTCCCCAACCCATCTTTGCCAGGCATGGTCAAGGTAAGAATATTTGACACCAAGTCTGTGCATCAACATTGGTATACTTAGATAGGTGTAAGGAGTGAATTTACATTCGTTGACTCCTAGATATCTAAAACACAATTCGATGGCGCTGGTACATCCGTCTGTTACCACCACATAGGGAGCACCAGTGAATGTGGCTAGTGCTTGTTCAAATTCAAAAAGTTTTTCATACATTTTTTATTCCGGTGATCTGCATGGTATATCTTGGTTCAAGTCCTAGGTTTCCTACCATATGCGGTACATCATAGTTCCATACAACATAATCTCCGGCCGACCAACCGACCAATGGATCATTGTCAATTTCAAAGTAGTGTCCAGATTTCCAATCTTCCATGAACACAATGGCTCGCCGGATTGTGCCGGTGTCGGTGATATCAAACACTCGCTTGTATGTTATATAATGATCTCGATGCACTGGCAAAAAGTCTCCAGTGTTCATTTGATACAGTGCGGCACCGGCGTTGGACCAATTAAACAGTTCGAAAAATCTTTCAGCAAATGGATGCTCGCGCACATCACATACTGCACCGTTGAGAGTTCCTGCGGTGTAACCTTGCCTAACCCATTCAGCAACCATGTGTTGGTCTTTGTGCGGCAAGTACTGATAGGTGAAACTTTTGTAGTGATCATCCCACCAAGGATCCACATGACCTAGTGTGTAGTTCATTCTGACAGATGATCTTTCTTGATTTCTCGCACCGGGCAAGACAGTTTTTCGGCCATGGCATTCTTGATGCTAACTCGCTTGTTGTTCCAGTCTCTTATCTTTATGGCACGCCGACCAATTTCTTCAAGTGGAAGTTCGCTTTCTCGACCGGCCTTGAGTTCTTTTTCCAACTCCCAAATTTCGTTGTGTATTTGTTCTAGGGTCGACAAGTCTGTCTGAACTAGAGCAAGATCCAAGTGCTGGGCTTGTGTTTGATAGAAATCAAGTTCAGTCTGATTGTTTCCAATGCGCTGGTGTTTGATTCGTGCTATGGCCAAACGATCCAGCAGTTCAATGATGGGGAATTGTGGATTCATAGATAAAGTTGCTCGATAGTTTTTGGATTGCTCAAGATTGATTGTATGTCATTGTTGGTTGCATTGGGTCTACAAGGTCGGCACAATGACACATTGGTCTTTTGATAGATATCATTGTGCCGTGGACTCAACCATAGATCTCGAAAGTCTCCTTGATCCCAGCGTCCGATACTGAAAGCAGGATTGCCTTTGTTGTCGCAACAAACATAGATATAGCCCTCGGCACAGAATACAGGAAAATGATACATCTGATGGCAGCGTGTGTACTGTCGAGGTTGAGTTTTGTTTTCGTTGATCCAGTAAGGAACGCCAGTGCGTTGACTGGCTTGTGAGATCCAGGATTTTATCTCAGGGGTTATGGGATGAGCCTGATTGTTGTAGATTACTGGACGGAAATACAACATACGACCATGTATGTCTTTCACATAGTCAAACAAGTTGTCAACGGCCTCTTGATTGTCATGTAGGGATTTATCAAGCATTTGAAATCGACATTTACTCCGGCATTGATGAGTTCCCGAGCATTTTCTCTCACACGATTGAACAAACTTTTAGATGTCAAACTTCTTCGTATTTTTTCATACAGGTCTTCAGTGCCCGCATCAATGTCTATACCAATCCAGGCCAACTTTTGAAGTTTGCTCACAGGCACACTGTCTAGCAAGCGATCCAGTTTTGACCCATTGGTTGTGATGGCAGTAAGGAATCCTAGATCAATGGTGTGTTCTATCACGTGTTCATACCCGGACAGCACAGTAGGTTCGCCGCCTCCGGGATAGGTTATGGTGTGTGTGGTGCCGTAACTGTTGGGTGTGTGTGCCCTCCAAGAGGCCAACCGGTCCAGGAGATCGATGTATTCAGTGTATTTTTTCTGTACCGGTGCTGCCAATCTATGATCAGCACTGTTGCAGTAATAACAATCTTGATTGCAGATGTTGGTTAGATCAATATCT